CGATCTGTTTCTATACCACTAAGAAATTCAACAATTGCTTGTGCACCTTTTGGTTTAGACACACCTATATTAGATACTGGTGATTTAGGTTCAGCCATTGATGTAATATCCTTTTGATCCTGTGATAGTTCCTGCTGAAGTGCCTTGTCCTGATCCAGCATCATTTATGTTGACAGTGGCAACTGTTGATGACTCTAATGGTGCTTCTAAAAATTTATTAAAATCTTGTTTACTCACTTCATATACAATCTTGTCTTCGGATATTAATTTAGATGCAACATTGGTTGCATTGTCTATGTAGGAATTTTGTTCTGCTTCGGTGAGATTATTCCACATAGATTCAACATCGTTTAGATCAGTGCTTGTGTCAATTCTATAACTGATATACTTGGCAAATTTTAATTTAGCATCATAATTTGTATTCAGGTAATCTTTTACTTGCTTACTGTTTAACAAAATATTATCTTGGCTTGTAGAAGTATTTTGGTTAATGCGTTTGTCTTTGATGGTATTTTCTTCAGATTTATTTTTTAACGACTGTGGAAAACTTACTCCTGGTTTTGATGCAGCTCCTAAATTGTTTGTTCCAGCTCTCACAGCATCCTTCACCACTCCAATTATTTCTTCGCGAGCACCTCTTATTGCTTTGCCTGATTTAATTTTTTCATAGGTTGTAAGTGCAGATAAACCTGCTCCTAGTATGTTGCCTTTTCCTAACAGACTGACTGTGTTAGTGATTCCGCCTAAAACACCAAATATGCTGTCGCCACCTGTTGCATTGGGTGACGGGGTGTTGTCGTAATGAAACTGTGCAAATCCTTGAGGATCAACCCCTCTGCGGATTTCTCCATTTCTCATCAGCACACCGCTGTAAGAAATTGAAAATGAATGTTCGTTTACACCAGTACCGTCGGTTTGATCCATTGAACCATTGGACCAATCATTTACTATTGGGTTCATCATTTTGTATTCTGTAAACAATCCTCTACTCAATTGGAAAATAGAAATACTGTTGAAAAATCTTTGATTGTTTCCAGTGTCTAAACCAAATCTGTACTGCTGTCCTGTGTTGCCGTAGCCGGCTGTTTTGTATTGAGTCTCTGGTCTATTTGTATCTACAATGTAATGTTGATAATATGATTTCCAAAATGCTGTGGCTGTGTCACTCATGTCGTCATGTAACACTACTGAAACAGGTTGATATGATATGCCTGTTTGTACATAATTTTTATAGTTGTACTGATTTTTTTGTTCAACATTAAAACTATATGATGGCAAATCACATCTTTTTACCAACATGCCTAGTTCTAATTTTTCGTTTTGGTTGATTGATACTCCACTAGCTAAGGGATTAATATCAAACACTACATGATATAAAAATTTGTTTTTTGGAGATAAAGCAAAGGTGCGATCAAGATACAATCTAGCTGCGTGTTGATAGTCACGCATGGTGTCTCCACCAACTAGTTGTTTGAGAAAATTATTACGCCATACCATTTGTAATATTTATGGCTTTAAAAAAAGGGGGTATTAAATTAAATGCCGCCGCCAGTAACGCCAGTTGAAACTGTTCTTGCTACTGCTGTACCAATACCTGTGCCTCTTGGAGTTTGGATTGCATTGTCATATCTAATTGACATTGTAATCTGTACAGGCTCTGATGTAGCATATGCTAATGTACCATACTGAACGTTGTCTAGGTAACATCCATATAGTTCATATGTTTCAAGAACATTAGGAGTATTTGCACCATTACCACCATCTAGCATTTCCATTCTTGCTACAAACTTGTAGTCTTGTCCTGATGCAGCTGATGATTGTTCGAAGAAATCAAACTGTTTCTGTAATTGTTCACCGACTAGTTTTGTTACTTCATTGTTAACATCGTCTCTAACATTTAATGTAATAGGATCCCATGTGTGTTTGCCTGCCATGTACACTCTTGAGTTGTATGCATCAAGTGTGATTTGATCAAATGTAATATTAGGACGAGTAACATCAACAACTTGTTTGGTAAGTTCTGATCTAGGAGTTGATATACCAAAGTTTTCAAGCACAATTCTGAACCTATATTGTAGTTTAGGCATCAGCAAGCCTTGAGAGGCTGATGATTGATCACTTGCTAGTGGTACTGTAAATTTTGATAGTGTTGATACTGCCATTTTGTTTTATCTCCTAGTATGAATATTTACTATTCATTGCTCCTTTTATTCAACTTGTACCTTTAAAGGCCTTGAGCTGCTATTTCTCCTGTGTTCTTCAATCTTATCGGAATAAAGATGAATTCCACTGCTTTTACTGGTTCGATTGCAACATCAACATACAGTTCATTTCTGTCGATTCTTGCTGGTGTGTTGTTTGTTTCGTCACACACAACAGCAAAGTCAAACAGTGCTCTTTGCGATGTTAATTCTAACAAGAATGATTCAATTGCTTGTTTGATTTCGTTTCTTGTTAATGCATCATTTGGTTCAAATATAAATGGTCTTGCAATTTTGTCTAGTTGTAATCTTGTGAATGCAACCAATCTTGCAACATTTATTCTATCAAGTGCTGATGCTGTGAGTTGTCTTGTTTTTTGTCCAAACGCAACAAGTCCTGAACCTGTAACAAAAGATATTGGGTTGATGTTCACTGAATACAATGAATCTCTCAAACCTTCTGCTACTGCTGTGGTTTCAAATTCACCTTCTGAGTTGATGTAACCAACTGATGATGCATTGTCGATTGCTCCACGTCTTACACCGGCTGGTGCAAACCATGGAAACGCTACTTGATCATTAAATGCAATTGTTCTCAGCATCATATGTGACGGTGGTACAGCAATTGATTCGCCTGCTAAGTCTGTTGTAAATCCTGATGGATAATAGACTCCTGTGAATGAGTTGGATGATACCAAGCCATCTTCACCATTGTCGGCTGCGCCTGCTGTGTTGTTTGCCCAGTTTGTCACTTCAGTTGATGTTGGTGCTAATCTAAATGGAGTATCACCTACAACAAATGCAGTTTCTTTTCTGTCAGCGTTTAGAGTTTCTAGATTTGTAATCAACTCTGGATATCCTGGAGCTGCAAGTAGATTAAATTCTCTCTGCTCTTCACGTAATTCAGTGGTTGATTCTACAGTTGATTTCATTGCTTCTACAATGATGTTTCTCTGTGCTTTTCTTCCCATGTATGGAGCACCGTTGGCTTTTAGACCTGATGCAGTTACCCAAGCATCTGTTTCAGTAGGCAGTGTTGGATATTCTGTTGTGCTTGGGAAGTTTGTTCTTGTAAAGTATTTAGATTTAAATTGCTTTACGTTGTAACCAGATCTTCTTAGGTTAAATCCTAACATTCCTTTTGGGTACAATGCTGAATCTGGAGCATCTACATCTGTATATGTAGAAGTAAGAAGATCAGTAATCAAAGTTTCAGTGCTGATGATATCTTTAGTACCATCTGAGTGATAACGGAAGTCTGCAAACAAAATTCCATCTTGTGATGTTTGGTCTGTGTTGTCAATTAACACCCATTCTTGGCCTGATGTTTGTGATGAATCGTATCTGTATAATTTTGGATAGTTTTCTAAGTCTGAAGAATCTAACCATAGATCACCATCAACTAGTGCTGTGCCATCTGATTGTGTAGTTGGCTCTGTTGCAGAAATCTGTGGACCATTTGGATCAGTCGCAGATAAATCAAAACCTCTAGCATCTGATGATACATTTTGATATCCTGTCCATGCACTGCCGTTGTGTATCAAGATGTCAACTTCGTCAACTGTGGTGTTGTACCAATATTGATCGTTTGCTGGATCTTTTGTTGGTTCGTTTACACTTTGAATTGGTGTGTATGTTGTTCCGGAATCTGGTGTGTTTTCAACCGGAGTCCAATTGGAAGCAACATGTCCATAACCAGCTGTAGAAATTACAGTTGAAAAATCATCTTTATCACCTGCAGGTGCTGTGAAAAGGTGTGCAATTTTTTCTGATGATAGGTTTAAATTTCCTCCATATGTATTAGCATATGTGTTGTTAAATCCAAGATCACTCATTACAGTGTCGTTGTCTGTAAAATAGATTTGTCCACCTTTTGTGTGTCTTACTGTGATACGTTTTGATGTTGAATCGTATTCTGCTTCAATGTTTTCGAAACCTGCTGCCGAAATAGCAGATACAAAATCGTCTGCATCTGTAGCTGAAGATCCAATGGATACTGTCTTTTGGTTCAACAATCCGCCACCTGTTGGAGATGTAGATGCAATATCTAGAATAGTTTCTGCCATTCTAATTGTTACTGTACCTCCGTTGGTAAATGCAGCTGTTTTGTCAGAAATTTTATTAGATACTATTTCTGTAGATGCTCCAGCACCTCTGCTTCTAACAAAAGCAACATAGTCTATTAATTCACCACTATCTCTAGTAGAATCATCCCATTCATGCTCAGTTGTGTTTACTTGTACAAACACATCGTTTGTTGTTAAATTTGAACCACCACCTGCTCTATCTAATTGTTGTAAAGCTTGTTCCTGTGTTTTATACACAGGTGCATTGACTGTTTCGAAGACGCCAGTTGTAGTTGAATATTTTTTTACCACAATGTTCGCACCACCATTTGGTTCGGTAGTTTGTATCCAAACAGAACCAGATGGTCTTGGTCTTGTGTCAGTTGATCTAAAACCGTGATCTTCTGTGTGTTGACCTACAAATACTTTTGGAGGATTGTGTCTGTTAGATGTACCTGTTGATATGCCACAATCTGCAAATGGTGTTCCTGAAGTGTCTTCTAATTCAAGAGCTGCCACAGCAAGTGTGGATGAGTCAGCACCTGATGCCACTGGGATAGAATATAATTCTAATTTGCCATTTACGGCTGCAGCTGCCACACCTTCAATGCCTGCTGAATTAATTGCTGATGCAAATGTTGTCACTGTAGTTCCTATTGATGTAACAGTGTTTCCGTTAATTGTAACAGATTCAGAGTTTGTCAAAGTTGGATTTGTGACTGTGCCTCTCACAGTTGGATGTGCAGAAGACCATGAACCGTCTTTGGTTGCTGATGAAGCTGAACCAACCTGTACCCATGTGTTAGAACGAGTTTTGTAGTATAATCTATTGTATGGGTTGGTAGCCACAACAGCATAATCGCCTTGTGAACCTTTTGTTGCCTTGGGTGCATTACCTGTTACATCATCTGTTGATGTGATGTAGATAGGTGTTTTTACTGTGAATGATTGTGTTGATTCATTCCATTCTTTGATGCCCCATGATGAAGCAGTGAGATCTAACCAATAGAAACCATCATTGGGTGTGCCACCAGGTGCACCTGCTGATCCTTCTAGTTGTGCTAGGTCTACGTTTGCTCTGATCACAAATGCTCGGTTGGCAATGCCAAGGAAGGAGTAAGCTGCCTGAAGTCCATATTCGTTCAGTTCATAGCCTTGGATTGGTGTGCCTGATGCATCTGTATAAAATTCCGGATTACCGAAAGTTTGTGTTAATTCTCTCTGTGATGAAATTAAAAATATTTCGTTTGCGTTTGTGCTCAGTGTACCAGCAGCTGTTCCTGTGCCGGTTCCTGAAGTTTTGTTTTGAGCAGTCGCTACCACTACTAGTGGAACTGCTCCAGGTATACCTGGTACATAGAATGATTCATCTACTACGGTTACCTCTACTCCTGGTGATATTAATGCCATTTGTCGTTACTCCTTGTTG